CCCAAAGGAGTTAGGTTCTCTTTACGACACCCTCCTGTACTGCCACGATAAATATGAGGCTGACCTAACACCCTCAGAACTGTGGGAGATGCACAAGGAGAGAAATCCCACTCTTACAAAGGCTGCAAAGGCTAATCTCTCCAACATTGTAGACAACCTGGAGAATGAGGAGTTACCCAAGGAGGAGTTAGCCACTGATATATTGTTGTCAGTGTGGAGGAGAGAGCGGGCCAAGGAGGTTGGTGAGAAGGCTATTGAGATTTTCACTGGGGGTGAGGCTACCTTTCACGAGTTGCGTGAGATTATCCAAAAGACCATTGACCTAGACCTTACAAAATTTGCAGACAACTTTGAAGAGGTACATGAAGAGCTAGAGGAGTTGTTGGATGAAGGGGCAAATTATGAGTTTGAATTTACGCTCGCAGCTTTACACGAGGTTTTGCCAGGACTTGGAAGAGGTAATCTTGGAATTATATTTGCTCGTCCAGAGGTGGGGAAATGCCTTGGGAAGGGTACTGAGGTACTTTTATACAGCGGCCACACAAAAAAGGTAGAGGATGTTGAGGTTGGTGACAAACTTATGGGGCCGGATGGTTTACCGAGGATTGTACAGGCATTAGGCAACGGTGTTGAGGATATGTATAAAATTTCATACCCACACGGAGACTTTTATAAGGTAAATTCCTCTCATATTTTATCCCTTAAACGTAATAAGGTAGAACCAGGATATAATTATGGGGATATTCTTAATGTGCCTTTACAAGAGTATTTAAAGTGGCCTGAAGGTAGAAAAGCTAGGTATAAAGGTTGGAAAGCTGGGGTGGATAGTTTTAGTAGCCCAATTACAGTGGACCCTTATTTTTTAGGTTTATGGTTGGGTGACGGCACTACCGTAAATCAATCTGTTTCTAATAGTGATGTAGAGGTTGAAGAGTTTATACAAACCTATGCTGCTGAAGTTGGGGGAAGGTTTGTAAAGAGAGCATACAAAGGTAAGACCCCTTCCCTTTGTATTGTAGGGGAGAGGGGAAGGAGTGGGCAAAGTCCCATGCTGAACCTGCTAAGAGAAGCTAAGGTGATTGGTAATAAACATATACCACATAATTACAAATGTAGTAGCCGTGAAGACAGGTTACTGCTGTTGGCTGGGCTACTAGATAGTGATGGACACCTTAGAAAAGATAAACATACCCACTTTGAGTACGCCTCAAAACTAAAGGTACTTGCAGATGATGTTGAGTTTCTAGCTCGTTCTCTGGGGTTTCATACTACAAAGAGATATAAGAACTATGATGGTGGTAAAGGGCACTATGTTGTGTTTATAACTGGGGATATACATCTTATTCCTACAAAGATACAGCGAAAACAAGCCAGGAAGGTAGAAAACAAGAAGAGGAAAGCTCTACACTTTGGTATTTCAGTTGAGCATGAGGGGCCTGGAGAATATTTTGGGTTCACTATAGATGGTGATGGGCTGTTCATGTTGGGTGATTTTACAGTTACACACAACACTACTTTCGCGGCTTTCCTTGTGGGTGAGTACATTCGGCAAGGGCACAAGGTAGCATATTTTGGGAATGAGGAGCCAGCCAGACGTACAAAGTTGCGGGTCATATCTAGCTACCTCGAAAGGAGTGCTGAGGAGATACGGGACAATCTACAAGACAGTAAGGATAAGTTCAACGGGAGTGGGGAAGGGTTGAGAGTGTTTGATGCTGTCGGTGTCACTATGGGGGAGATTGATAATTATGTAGAGAGTATGGCCCCAGATATTGTAGTGATTGACCAGTTGGATAAGGTTAGGATTGATGGGAAATTTCAGAGGACTGATGAACGGTTGAAGGAAATCTACATACAGGCTAGAGAACTTGCTAAGAGGCGCAACTGTCTTGTGTGGGCTATCTCCCAAGCCAGTGCTGATGCCCACGATAAGAAATATGTTAGTTTCGACACAATGGATAATTCCAAGACTGGCAAGGCGGGTGAGGCGGACTTGATTGTAGGTATAGGGAAACACGGGGGTGTGGATGAGGATTTCTTGCGCTATCTATACTTGTCCAAAAATAAGATTAATGGCAGACATGAGATAGTACCTTGTAGATTGGATGCAGAGAGGGCTAGATACTATGACTAAAACCTGCGGCAGCTGCCGACACTGGGGCGTGGAGAAGGTCTACTGGACACAAACCGCGAAGGAGTTTAACTATCGCAGGAGGAGTTGTGCTAAGTATTTTGAGGATATGCTGGCTATAACTGATAGTAGTGATAGCTGTTGGAGCTATGAGGATACTGGAGAGACTCAATGAAGATAGCACTAGTAGCCCAGGGCTACAGCAACAGAGAGTTCATTCTAGACTGGTTTGAGGAAGACTTTGACGAGGTGTGGGGGGTTAACTCAGCAGCAGCCATATTCCAGTGTACCCTTGGTTTCAGGATGGATGACCAGAGGGTGATGGACTTGGCTGGGGATGACCCACGGTACCCTATGGTGTCAGGTGATGGGTTGAAGAGGAAGAATGCTCGTATCAAGAACTTTGTAGATTGTGAGATTTTGGTCCCGGATTGCGAGGTTTCTAAGTTCGACAATAGTAACAGGTTTCCCATTGAGGAGTTTATTGATAAGTTTAAGAGGTTTTTTGAGGGCGATCCCTCTAAGTTTTTCATTGAGGGTAGTTTACCATACATGATTGGTTTAGCTTTAATGAGGTATACGGGTGAGGAGTTTGATGTAGACCTAGATATATATTTGTACGGTTTTGACTACACCTACGATAATTCCAGCATCTCAGAAGAGGGTAAGAGTTCAGCAGCATACTGGCTAGCGATTGCACGGGCTGAGGGGGCCAAGATACATATAGCTAAATCTTCCAGCTTGTTGGCCAACCACAAAAGAGCCAACCTAAACCAAGCCGCTGGAGTGCTGGCACCTGGGAGGGGTATTTTTTATGGGTACTACACGGACCCACATTTAAAGGTGGAGGAAGAGGATGGATGACAAACCAACAAAAGTTATAGCACTGGTGGGAAAGGGAGCAAGCCTCTCCGATTACCTGAAGGAACCCATCCATCACAAGATTGATGAGACTTGGGGGATTAATGCCACGGCTTGTTATATTAACTGTGACAGGATATTCAGGATGGACGGGGAGAGTGTGGGGGAGAACAACCCACTGTTCCTGGCCCAAGGTTTAGATATGGGGTTAACAGATAAATTTATAGCTTCAAAAGTTGGGCAAACTCCAATTTACGTCTCTAGCCTGAAAAGAAAGGGGCCACTTTCAGGGTGTAACCTGTTAGAGTTCCCAATCCAGATGTTTATAGATAGGTTTCAGAAATACTTTGAGTATGACCCCTCCAAGTTTGTAGTCAACAATGCTTTTGCTTATATGGTGGGTCTTGCCATTATGGAGGGGGCCACTATCATTAGAACATATGGTATGGATTTTACATACCCCACTGTTCAGGAGTTGGGGGATGGTAGGGAGACTGCCGGTTGTTGGATCACAATTGCCAGATATGAGGGGGTCAAGTTTGTAGTCAACCCCACAAGCATGTTATTGGCGGGCTACAAACAGTTGATGCCCGAACCCATGACTGGTAGGGGTGTGTTTTATGGGTATGAGGTTGATCCACATTTAGAGGTTTTTGATGGCTAAATATACAGAACTGGTGTTGGCTAGGAGGGTAAAGGATGAAAATAAACATTGACAAAGGTAAGAAGGCATTTAGGGGTTGTCCTTGTTGCGGGGCAGAGGTTAGTGAGTATGGCCCCCCGGATGAGGAATACTACCCCTACTGGGGGTTTACATGTGGGTCTGAAATTATACTTGGCCCAAGTGGGTTGGAGGTCTTTGATGTGTGTCCAAAGGCTACAGAGGTTGTGGTTGAGGGGTTGACTGTTGGGTAGGGGTGTGTTATAATGAAGGACTGGATTGAAAAGCGGGTTGAGGAGGTAAGGGCTGAGAGGGTTGCTAGATTTCAGAGTGGCACCCCATACTATAACAACCCACTCAGACGTATACAGATACTAGCTCAACAGTTTGAGAGGTTACAGGAGGAGTGGACCAGAACTGTCCTGCAATTAAAGTTGAAAGGATAGGGTGTGATAACAGTTCTAGATGTAGAAACCACAACAACATACGTGGAGAGTAAGGACAAGGATAGCCCCTCACCATTCATACCGGAGAACAAGTTGGTATGTGTGGGGTATTTAGGAGTGGATAAGAAGTGTGTGTGGTTTTATCACAAGGATAGAGAGGCAGACCAGGGTGGGTTTGAACAGGTACAGAAGGTGTTGGATGACACAACACTTTTAGTTGGCCACAATATCAAGTTTGATTTACAGTGGCTACTGGAGGCTGGGTTTAACTACACTGGTAGCATATATGATACCATGTTAGTCCAATATATATTAAACAGGAGCCAGAAGTCCCCCCTTTCACTGTTGTATTTAGCTGAAAAATATGATGTGGCAAGGAAGGCTGTGGACTTGCTTGTAGAGTATGAGGGCAAGGGTATGGAAGAGATACCTTGGGAGATTGTAGAGGAATATAATCTTGCAGACCTACAAGCCACTCTTGAGGTTGCTGAGAAACAGTTGGATCAGTTAGGGAGCAGTTGGGATGAGTTTGATACCCACAGTTAAACTAACAAACGAGGTCTGCCAAGTCATCACTGACATAGAGCGGGCTGGCTTGAAGATTGACACCAAAGCACTGGAGGAGGTGGAAGCTGAGTTCAAGGCTGAGTTGCACGAGTTGGATGAGTGGTTACAGTTGAAGGTGAAGGAAGTCATGGGGGACACCCCACTCAACTTGGACAGCTCCGATGACAAGTCCAAGTTGATTTATAGTCGAGTGGTTAAAGATAAGAGTATGTGGAAGAAGGTATTTAATATTAGAAAGGACCCACGTACAGGTAAAATGGCATTTAGATTTAATGTAAAGACTAACATATTACAAAGGAAGATTACTGAACACTCAACTGTACTTCGTAAGACTACAGCTATACAATGCAACAAGTGTAAAGGGTACGGGAAATACTTTAGGTTCAAAAAGGATGGTGCCCTCTACAAAAAACCCAGCAAATGTAGTGTGTGTGATGGTGGTGGCATCCAGTATATAAAACAGAAGAAGATTGCCGGATTTAAGATAGTGCCTACAAACATCGACCATGTAACAGCCAATGGGTTCAAGACTGACAAACATGTATTGAAGAAGGTAGCTGACAAAGAGGGTGGAGAGGTTGCTGGGTTTATTGCAAAACTGGTGCGGAGAGGGGCTATTGTAAACTATCTCAGCACGTTTGTAGATGGTATTAAAAGGGGGTTGGGGAAGGATGACTTTATCCACTTCAAAATTAATCAGGCTGTTACAGCTACTGGCCGCACCTCTTCTAGTGACCCAAACTTCCAGAATATGCCTGTAGTTGGTGACTTTCCCATCCGTAGGGCGGTAATATCAAGGTTTGTAGGTGGTCGTATCTTGGAGGGTGATTTCAAACAGTTGGAATTTAGAGTGGCTGGCTACACTTCTGGATGCCAACAAGTCTACAAGGATGTAAGGAGTGGAGAGGATGTCCACCAGTTTACGGCTGACACTATTGGAATTGGTAGGAGAGAGGCAAAGGCACACACATTCAAACCATTATATGGGGGTAAGGATGGAACGGAAAAGGAGAAAGCCTACTACAATGCCTTCCTCAAGAAATATGAGGGGGTCTACAAGTGGCATGTGGACATTATAGAGAAGGTTATAAAGACAGGTATACTTGTACTCCCATCAGGTAGGGAGTATGATTTCGGTGTTGTACGGAGACAGAGGAATGGGAATGTGGCAGACGCTACAAAGATCAAGAACTATCCAGTACAGGGGTTTGCCACTGGTGACCTTCTACCCATAGCACTAGTATATTGTTGGAGGAAGATGTCAGAAAATGCACTACAATCTGTAATTTGTAATACAGTTCATGACAGCATCGTGTTGGACTGCCACCCAGATGAGGTTGATATTTGTGTGGATATTTTGAAAGAGGCTATGTTTTCCTTGAAGGGGGAATGTGAGAGGCGCTACAATATTGACTACGACATGCCGGTGGGGATTGAGTTGAAGCTCGGCCCTAATTGGTTGGAAATGGATGAGGTTTTTGAGGGGGAATTATAAAACCCCAGAAAACTCCCACAAATAGGGGGTTGACTTTACATTCCTGATATGGTATAATTAGGGGTATAGTGAGAGATCAGACAAATGAAGGAGAACAATATGACAGAAGTAGCAGTTGCAGGACAGATGGACCTACCCGCCACTCTTGACGGAATGTCCAATGAGGATATCCGCAAGTTGGCTGGCCAGACTTACAACGGTCCCAAGGGTCTGCCTCAGCTAACCATCAACCATTTCGCGGAAGATGAGTTTGGGGTTAAGTTGCCCAGAGGTGAGTGGCAGGTTTATGTAGAGGATGCTGAGGGGTATGTATTTGCTGAAGAGGTTCAGTTCCGCCCCTTCACCCGCACGTTCCATTATAGTGTGTGGGACAACGAGGAGGGTAACTACAGTAGCCGTTCAGTGGAGCAGACAAGCTTCAACGGACCCTTTGAGGATACTACTGGGACCTTCAAGTGTGGCCGTCTGTCAGCCAAGGAGTTGGACAACCTTGACCCCAACTCACCGGAAGCAGTTGTGTCCAAGAATGTAAAATGCACTCAGCTTGTGTATGGGTGGGTATCATTTGAGGGCAAGGATGCTGAGGGTAATATCTACAGTGTTGTAGACCTTCCTTGCACTTGGCGGGCTAGGGGTGCCAGCTACTCAGCCGCTGATGATGTCTTGAAGGAACTCACAAAGCGGAAGGCTAACTGGCAGTATGTAGTGTTGAAACTGGAGAGTGTGCGTAAGAAGAAGGGTGGCAACACCTTCTTTGCAGCCTCTGCGGTTGTCTCCACTGAGATTGACCACCTTGGGGAGGATGACAACCAAATCATGTGGGACTTCTTGAAAACCATTGAGGGCCGCAACGGTTATATTCTCGACAAGCACGAAGAGGCGCGTGGTGGTTTGAGTGGTGGGGAGTATGTAGATGCTTCCCTTGAGGCCCAGTTTGATGAGCGTGGTGGAGATGATGATGAGGTGCCATTCTAATGAACACACTTCTATTCAAGATAAACTCATATCTTGATGCCGCCAGCCGGGGGGTAGCTACAATGCCCCCTGGTCTGGTGGAAGATTTTAAGGAAGCCTGTGGGAGGGCGTTGGAGCGGCAGTTCAACGAGAAGTCTCAAGAGTACAGTATGAGGATGAGTGGGATTGGCAAACCACTCTGCCAACAGAAACTTGAACAACAAGGGGTTCAGGGTACGGTTGATAGAACCTTAGTCATGCGTTTTCTGTTTGGTGATCTCGTTGAGGCCGCTGCAATTGCTATCATGAAGGCTGCCGGTGTTAATGTGGAGAGTGAACAAGAACAGTGTAAGTTGGATATTGGGGGGATTACACTACAAGGCACCTTGGATGTAGAGGTGGATGGTAAGGTGTGGGATGTAAAATCTAGCAGTGGGTACTCATTCGCAAGCAAGTTTGGTCCTGAACATGGTGGGTTTACAAAGATTGAGGAAGAGGATGCCTTTGGGTATATACCACAGGGGTTTTTGTATGCAGAGAGCCGTGGGAAGCCCTTTGGTGGGTGGATAGCGGTTGATAAGAGTACGGGGGAGTTTGGAGTTGTTGAGACACCCAACAATGCCACCGGGAAAAGGGCTACAGCACTTAAACGGGTATCTGATAATATCCGCGACCTCAGAGACAACCCAGGAACAGTTGTCAAATTTGAAGATACAGCAGAGGTCAAGAAGACGGGAAAGAAACCCAACGTCATTGAGACACCAACAGGTAACAGGCTCATGCCGAACCTCTGCACCTTCTGTAAGTTCATGCGACACTGTTGGCCAGGGGCAGCTTTCAGACCTAATGCAACTACAAAGTCCAATAATCCGCGTCCCGTTTGGTACACGCATTATGAGATGGATCACTTTGGGGAGAGTGTTTGATGCCAATACTACTACAAAATAAAATAACAACAAGTGATCTGGTTAACAATGATTTTTGTGTCTATATCTATGGAGATAATCTAAAGAGGGTAGGTATGGGTGGGCTTGCAAAAATCTGTCGGCCCTATTCTAACACGGTGGGGGTGGCTGTCAAAAACTACCCTGCTATGGATGAGGGTGCATTTTTTTCAGACCAGAACTTTGAACTACACAAGGGCCAAATAGATGAGGACATGGAAAAGGTGGCAAAACACTTGAGGGAGGGGAGGGTTGTAGTTTTCCCCACTGGTGGGATTGGGTCTGGGTTGGCCCAGCTACCGGAGAGGGCACCTCAGTTGTATGCCTATTTGAGTGAGAAGGTGGCACGGTTGATTAAATTGTACAACAAGAAGGGGGCTGTTTTGTAGATGAGCAAGATGAGGTCTGGGTTTAGGTCCGGTTTGGAGGTAGAGATAGCTGGACAGTTAATAAAGAATAAAGTGGAGTTTGAGTATGAGAAGCACCAGCTTGAGTACCAAAGGAACCCGTCTAAATATATACCAGACTTTTATCTACCCCACCTTGGCTTTTATATCGAGGTTAAGGGGAGACTACAAACATCAGACAGAGTTAAACACCAGTTGATTAAGGAGCAACACCCAGAGGTGGATATCCGTTTTGTATTTGGGAGAGCAAGCAACAAAATTAGAAGGGGTAGCAAGACTACATACGGAGAGTGGGCTGATAGATATGGTATACCGTGGGCAGATGGAAAGGTGCCGAAAGAATGGTTAAACAAACAGAAATAGATGTTGAAACTAGTACAATAAAGTTGGGGGACAATTCCTTTGCTGTTATTGTATCCTCTCACGATGAAAAGGATGGGTTTTATGAGTTGAGGGGTGTGTCAGGTCCTATCCCAGGTAGCCAAGAGGAGAACACTGAAAGGGTGTTTAAAATATGGAAGGGGTTGATGTTTATGGCTGACCAATATCCTGCATCTCTAATTTCAATTGCTATGGCTATAGAGGCAGCTATTGATGGTGCTAGTCCAGAAGAGGTCACTGATAAAGTGTTGAGGGATACTGGGTTTAAACTAGACAAGACAACACCTACAAAAGGGAGTGCTTAACAGTGGTGGGGCGCACACATTTAGTTATTGGGGATGCACACTCACAACCCGATGTCTCTAATGAAAGATTTGACTGGCTTGGTAAGATGATTGTAGACCTCAAGCCTGATGTTATTGTCAACATAGGGGACTGGGCCAGTATGGATAGTCTTTCCTCCTATGACAAGGGGAAGAAGGCTCATGAGGGACGGAGGTATGTAGCTGACATTAAACACGCTAATGATGCTCTTGACCGCATGATGGCACCTCTCAACAAGTACAACAAGATGAGGGCAAGAAACAAGAAAGAGCAGTACAAACCAGAAATATACCACAACGTGGGGAACCATGAGCATAGGATTACAAAAGCTTGTGATAGCAGTTCTGAGTTGGATGGGGTTATGGCTGTTGGTGATATTAGGTTTGAAGATAGTGGGACACTAGTGCCATTCCTAGAACATGTGGTTGTGGATGGGGTAGCCTACTGCCACTACTACACCAGTGGGGTGAAGGGTTACGCAATCAGTGGAGATTTCATTGGCCGAAGAATTATTCAGAAGCTTAAATGTAGCGGTACAATGGGGCATGGGCACAAGTTTAATTATTTTATGGATACAAACGCTAAAGGTCAGTTCGTCCACGGCTTGGCTGCTGGCTGTTATTTTGACCACCACATGGATTACGCTGGCCCAGATAACCAGAACTTTCGTCCCGGCTTGGCCGTTAAGCGTCATGTAGTTGATGGGGATTATGATTTAGAGTGGGTGTCCCTTGATGAGGTTAAGAGGAGGTATGGATGAGTATGTGTGGGCTAGACTATGATAGTAAGTTTGAAGGCTTAAGAGAAAATGCTAAGGAAGAAGAGTTACAAGAACAAGTAGACCACCCAGACTACTACAACATCCTATCCAAGGAAACCATAGAGACTATTAAGGATAGTATGGCAGATGTAGAGTTTCGAGGGTATATTAAGGGCAACATCCTCAAATATGTGTTGAGGTATGCCTACAAGGGGATGCCACTTAAGGACTTGATGAAGGCTGAGTGGTATTTGAAGAGGTTGATTGAAGAATTGAAAGGTGATGAATGTTAGAATATAAAATGGACAAGGGTGGGACAGTGTGGGTCAACCCAGAATATGTTGCAGCAATACAGGAGAAGGGTCCTGATAAGGCCATGATAATCATGGGGGTACAAGGGCAGGTTTATGTAGTTAAGGAAAAGGTTGCAGATGTAGTGGATAGAGTAGAGTGGTGGTTACAAGAATGACTACAATAGCATTCAAGGATGGGTTTATGTCAGCAGACACCCAAGCTGCTGACAACTGGGGTTTGGTTAGCCACACTTCAAAATTAATCAGGATTAGTGACACTTGTGTGGCTGGGATAGCTGGGTGTAGTAGACAAGCTTTCAGATTTACAGAGAGGTTGAAGGACGGTAGTGTGGGAGGGGATGACAAGCCTCCAGAGGGGGATTTTGTAGTACTTGTAGTCACTACAAACAGCATTGTTGTCTATTATGAGGATGAATTGTTCGATGACTACACCCCAGAGAAGATGTGGGCTATTGGTAGTGGGAGGTTGATAGCAATGGGGGCAATGGCTGCTGGTGCAACTGCCCAGGATGCTGTCAGAATTGCTAGTAAGTGGGATGAGGGTACTGGTGGGGACATTGAAGTAATGAGGGTGTGGGATGGGTCCAAAACTACAAATAAGTGAAGAGCTACACGCTCTAAAATATAGAGGGATTGGTGAGAG